AACGAAATGCGACAAACAATACGAGCCGAAGCCATGCGACAAAACGGAATACGCGAAACTGATAAACGGTTTTTTATACAAAAACAAAACATCACCCCGACCCAACTCAGGATTATCTCAGATGACCTTGATCAGCCTGAACTGGCGGTGACTGGCCGAGATCAGCCTCGATTGGAGACTGTGTGGCCTGATGCGTCGGGTTCGTTTGGGGCTGAGGTGGGGGGCTGGGCTTTACAGCACCTTGGTATGGAGTTAATGCCTTGGCAACAGCGTGTGCTTGACGGTCAATTGTTGTTTGACGGCGACGGGGATTTTTTGCATCGCATGTCTATGGTCAGCACGGCTAGACAAAACGGTAAGACGGTTGCGTTGACGGCGCTTGTCGGCTGGTGGCTAACTGAGATGCCTAAGCACCGAAAACTACCGCAAACCGTGCTATCGACTGCGCATCGTCTTGACTTGGCAGTCATGTTGTACGACAAACTTGCCGACATTCTTGAGTTGCGTTTTGGCGCAAAACTTATGCGCTCGTATGGCCGTAATCAGGTCACTATGCCTGACGGGTCTAAGTGGTTTATCCGTGCAGCCAACTCATCGGTAGGCCACGGCATGTCTTGCGACCTGATCGTGGCTGACGAAATTTGGGATATCGGCTCAACGGTTATTGACGGCGGTTTACTACCAGCGCAGCGCGCTCGACGTTCGCCATTGTTGTCGGCTTGGTCAACGGCAGGTACAGAGGCAAGTACGGCTATGCAACGTTGGCGTGAACAGGGTTTGCGGTCTATAGATCGCGGTGAGCCGTCATCACTTTATTTTGCGGAGTGGTCGCCGCCGCCTGACATATCGCCTATGGACAGTTGCGCATGGGGCTGGGCAAACCCAGCGCTAGGCAAAACCTTGACTCTAAAAACGATTGAGGCTGAAAGCGAGAACCCTGACCGCGCATCATTTTTGCGTGCATCATGCAATCTATGGGTAGCCAGCGACAAGTCATGGATACAGCCAGGTTTGTGGCCTGAGCTGGAGTACACCGACCCGATGCCTGAAGGTGGCACAGTCGCCATAGAAACGAGTTTGACCGACGACCGATATTTTGCCACTCGAGCCGTCGTGCTAGACGATCGGCGCACAGTCGTAACTGTTGAGTTTGTGTGCGACACATACGACGAGATGTTGCAACACGTAGAACGCCTAGCCAAAAACACAGCAATTAAATTTGCTATCTCACCGTCAATAGATATTCATTGGCCGTTGGCGTTAGAGCGTCGTCGCGCGATTGTCGGCTACGGCGAAATACTTAAATTTACGCCGCGCATTAAAAGCATGATTCACGAAAAACTGTTGTGGCATACAGGCGAAAATATGTTGGCCGAACACGTACAACGCGCCGTTGCAGTACGGTCACAAAACAGCATTGCATTATCTAGCCAACGATCACCTGGCCCGATCGAATTAGCACGATGTTTAGTTTGGTGCGCCGCACTTGCAAGCCGACCTACCGCAACAGGTAAACCTATGATCGTTGTGGCTAGTGGCTAGTATGCAAAACGGGTGGCCGTCGTTTACTTATGCTTTCTCGGTTACGTTCGCGGCGGTCACCTATACACAACGGGCAAATGGTTTGGTGGCATACTTAGCGCATGGGCATATTTAACCGCACCGTAAGCAAAGCAGCAATCTCACCGCAGCCAACTAAAGCGGCGGCGGCTGGTAGCGGATACGTTGGACAAAACTCGGGCGCAAACTCAATTGGTCAGTACTACAACTATGTTGAAGGCACAGCACGCAACCGTGCTATGAGTGTGCCAACAATTAGTCGAGCGCGCGATCTTATGGCCAGCGTCATTGGTTGCATGAATTTAAAAATGTATACCGAAATGTGGAACGGTCAAGAAATGGAAAAAATGCCGTTAGCGCCACGCACTTGGTTGCGACGCATAGACCCAAGCGTGCCTAATTCGTTTTTGCTTGCATGGTTATTTGACGATCTTTTTTTCTTTGGCAGAAGCTTCCTCTACAAAACCGCTTTTACGGCCGACGGCTATCCAACTTCGTTTACTCGACTACCTGCAGCAATGATACAAACGCTTGATCAGTCAGGCCCAGTTTGGTTTGCACCATCAAAACAAATTGTGTTTAACGGCGCTGAACTTGACCCAGCAAACGTCGTGCAATTTTTGTCGCCAATTCAGGGCATTACTTATATGTCAGAAACTGCAATTGCTACAGCGCTAAAACTCGAAGCGGCACGCTACCGCAACTCGTCGTCGGCAATTCCCGCAGGAATATTGCGTCAGACAGGTGGCGAGCCTTTGAGCGCTCAAGAGTTAGCCGATCTTGCAGCGGCGTTTAATGCGGCGCGTGAAACTAATCAGACTGCCGCGCTAAACGAGTTTGTGTCGTACACCGAGACTGCTACTAGCCCTGACAAAATGTTGCTAATTGAAAGCGCCGAATTTCAAGCAATGGAAATGGCACGTCTTTGCAATATTCCGCCGTACCTTGCAGGCGTGTCGGTCGGTTCATATTCATACCAGTCGAGTGCCGAAGCACGCATGGATTTGTGGACATTTGGGGTACGTGCTTACGCCGATTGCATCGCTGGCACACTAAGCCAAAACAACGTGCTACCAAACGGCACATACGTTGAGTTTGACGTTGAGCAATATTTGTCGGGCGAATACTCAATGAGCGATTACCGCGAGAACAATTCCGAAACACCGATACCAAATGGAGTACTATAAATTTTATGATCAGATTTACCCCCAATCAAAAGATCACGGTTGATGCAGCGGCGGCAGAGGGCTTGCCGTCGCGCTCAATCTCAGGCGTGGCAGTTACATACGACGAAACAGCGATTGTCAATGACGGTACTAAGGTACGGTTTTTGCAAGGGTCGTTGCCAGTCACGGGGCGAGACCCAAAATTATTTATGCAACATGACAGCAATCAGATTGTCGGCAAAGTAGTTGAGCGCGTGGACACGCCGCAGGGCATGATGTTTACGGCCAAGATTAGCGCTACTCGACTAGGCGATGAAGCTTTGACGCTGGCTAATGACGGCGTTATTGACGCTGTATCGGTAGGCGTAACCCCAACAAAATTTAGTTACGACGAGGAAGGCGTGATGATTGTTGAGGCGGCTACGTGGCAAGAATTGTCAATGGTCAGCGAAGGCGCGTTTAACGGTGCAGTCATTACCGAGGTTGCAGCCAGCGCCCCCGACGAGGTAGCCGAAGGTATCCCCGAAACCGAATTGACAAGTGCTATACAATCAGAACAACAAGAACAAAAGGACACAACCCCCATGAGCGAAACACCAGTTACACCAGTAGTTGAAGCAGCGACCGCAACAGTTGAAAAACTTTGGGCGCAACCAAAACAAGAATTTAAGATGCCAACACCAGGCGAATACATGGCCGCTATGCACATTGGTGGCGACACATTCCGCAAAGTCAACGAGGCATACAAATTTGCTGCTGCAAAAAGTCAGTCAGCATTGCAATTTGCATTAGCACAAGATTTGACAACTGATACACCAGGTTTGTTGCCACAACCAGTTTTGGGCAACGTGTTTTTGAACTACAACTTTGTGCGACCAGTCGTGTCAGCAATTGGTACTCGAGCAATGCCAAATGGACAAGGTAAATCGTTTACTCGCCCGATCATTACTCAGCACACCGCAGCAGGCGTACAAACTGAAGGCTCAGAAGTAACAAATCAAAAAATGACGCTTAGCGCAAATACGGTTACACGTAGCACCGTGGCTGGTGGCGTATTTATATCCCAACAAGACATTGATTTCACAGACCCAGCAGCGCTTAACGCGATCTTGACAGATTTGCAAGGTCAGTACCTTAAAGAGACTGACAACATTGCGGCTGATGCTTGCAATACTGCAAAACAAACGTCAGGTTTTACTTGGACAGTTACAGCAGGCAACCCAACATCGTTAATGGACGCGCTATATGGTTGCGCGTTTAACATCAGCAATTCAACCAACTTGTTTGCAACTCACTTGCTGGTAAGCGTTGACGTGTGGCAAAAACTTGGCGGTCAGCTTGACAATGACAAGCGCCCACTATTCCCAGCAATCGGCGCACCAGGTCTTATCGGTCAAAACACATTGGGCGCAGGTTCGGCCGCATCATGGTCAGGCATGAACCCAATGGGACTTGAGATCGTTGTTGACGGCAACTTTGCGTCAGGCACAATGCTTGTCGTACACGCTCCAGCAATCGAATTCTACGAACAGCAACGCGGCATTATGACAGTAGATGACCCAGCACTTTTGGGTCGCAACTACTCGTACTACGGTTACTTTGCAACATTCTTTCAAGATGCAACAGACGCAACCGCAGGCTCACGCTTCGTACAGTCGATCACAGTCGCCTAGTCGTAAGCGGCAAAACCGCTCATGGCAACATACTCAACAGCGTCAAAACAACTAACAGATAACTACGCCTGCATATCTACGCTCGAGCCAACCGACATACAGGTTGGTGACACCGTAGTTGTAGGCGCGTTAGGCGCACCGTTTAACGGCACGTTTACCGTGTTGGCTTGCCCGCAATATCGTTACGTTGGCGTTGACGGTACAACAGGCGAATTTAATTATGACGTGACGGTTGCAGTACCTAATCAAGTTTTGTACGCCTGCACAGGTGACGACGTTGATTTTGTAGTTTCGTTTACTGGAACTGTAACTTTTACGCCCACCTGTAGTTGGGTCAGCGTTGCAAATTTGGTTACATATTTGGGCGTATCAATAATTAACCCGTCTGACGATTACACGCTGGCAACGCAAGCCGTATCGGCTTCGAACCAATTTTGTAGTCGCCGACGAGCTGAGGCAGGATACAACGACTCATTAAGCACGTCGCCTAGCGGTGACGTAACGCTTGGCACGATCATGTATGCGGCGGCGCTGTGGCGTAGTCGAGGCAGTCTAGAAAACGTGTTTGCGTCGTTTGACAACATGGGTACAGCATCGCAACAATCAATGACACCGATCGTTAAACAGTTGTTAGGTATTGACCGACCTGCGGTGGCATAGTGCCTGCACCGTACACAGACCTGTTTAACGAGGCGCTAGACGATCTCAGCGCCACGCTGACAGCCGTAACAGGCTTACGGGTAGTAAACGACCCAACAAAACTTGTGCCTAACTGTGTGTTTATTACAGCGCCAAGTTTTACGACAATCGCAGGCAACGGCAACATAGTACGCATGGACTACCCAATCAAAATTGTTGGCAGCGGCCCAGCAGGGCTACCCGTGTTACGTGAAATATTGCAGATCACCGCGCTAGTGCTTGGCTCAAGCGTTATTGCAATGTCGGGCAGACCCAGCACACTTGACATAGGCGGGCAAGAATATCCGTGTTATGACGTGACAGTTGGCTTGCAAGCGCAGTCGTCGTGAGCATACACACGCATATCGTTGCGGTATGGTAAAACTATAACTAACACATCAAGGAGTAAATATGCCAACTAGCACTTATCTTTCAAACCCAGTCGTGCTCATCGGCGCGACCAGCGCATCGACGACAGACATCACCGACCAAGTATCGGCAGTAACCGTTAATTACGTTGTTGAAGCACTTGAAGACACCGCGTTTGGCTCGACTGCACGCACTAACACCGCTGGCCTGCAATCAAACAGCGTAACGTTAACTCTTTATGCGTCGTTTGCATCGTCAGAAAGTTACGCAACTCTTGCGCCACTTGTCGGCACAAAGTGCTACATCAAAGTAACACCAGCATCAGGTGCAAACACCGCAACTAACCCTGGCTTTGAATTAACAAACACTTACCTAAGCGCGTTGCCAGTAATGAACGCAAACTTAGGCGAGTTGGCTACCTACGACATTGAACTTATGGGTGGCGCATACACAGTTGACGTAACGTGATCTAACGCGCCATAACTGGCCGAGAACAGGACAAGGCAATGCGATTAAAACTTAAAGTAGATCTACAAGACGGCGTACAGCCAGTCGAGTTAACAACAAATATGTTTGTTATCTGCGAATGGGAAAAAACCGAGGGTCGCAAAATTAGTGACGGCAAAGGTATCGGCTACACCGATCTAGTTTGCTGGGCATACAACTTGCTGAAACTTAGCGGCCAAAAAATGCCTGCAACATATCGTGATTGGGTAAAAGAAAACCCAAACATGACCATTGAGGCAATAGACGAGACAGACCCAAACCTTACGGCGTAGGCAGTTACCGACGGCAACTAGCAGAACTGTTAGTCGCAACAGGGTATTGGCCTACGACAATCGAGTTTGACACGCGCGACCTGAT